AAGCGGCGATTGAGGAACTGCATCGCAGCCCCCTCCGCCGCCTCGAGCTGCGCCTGCACCAGCACCTGGTCGTCAGGTTCGGCCAGCAGGTGATGCATGGCGATATCGATGGCGATCACGGACATGGATCACTCCTGGGGCTTTTTGCGCGATGCCAGCTTGCGACGCTCGAGCTCATCGGCATGGCGCCGCGGCACTCGGTAAGCGGGGCCGTTTCGGCGCCGGAGTTCGCCGGCGTCGTGATAGGTGCGCAGGGGATACACATCGACCTCTGGAGGATTGGCCGCTGCAGCCGGTGCAGTTGCTTCAGCGACGGCCACCGGGTCGGCTTGGTCAGAGACACTGCTCTGAGCCGGTTCTTCGATCGTGGCGGCAGCAGCGCGTGCGCCAGCATGAGCGTCAGCCGGTCGCCCACCGTCCACGGGGGCCGCGGTTTGACCTTCCGGACCCGGCACGGCTGACTTGTCGTCCGGAGTCGGCGCTTGCTTTTCCTGCTTGCGAGAAGTGGTGGCCATGGGAGGTGCTCCTGTGCGGCGCCATCGCTGGCGCCGTTATGGGTGGGTTACTCGCCGGTCAGGGATCCGGTGACGAAGGCTTCTTCGCGGTAGATGGCGAACGCCAGGCGCTCTTCGGCGCGAATGGTTGCCATGTTGTTTTCGAAGTCCTTGTCGTTCTCGGTGGAGATCAGCACCTCGATCTCCATGCGGTCGAAGATCTGGGAGCCAAGCTTGAAGGCACCGACCAGGAAATCGTTCTGAACCATGGCCTGGGTCGAGACGACGGGACGATTCCACAGGCGAGGCGTCGTGCCATCCTGCGGCTGGCCAATGATGTAGCGGCCCTCGTTGTCCTTGGTCAGCTCGATCGCCGCCCAGTCAATCGGGTTGAGAACGATGCCATCCGACGGGAACTCGGCGAGCTCCGCTTGCAGCAGGGCCAGGCGCAGGCGATCGATGCGCTGCTCGCCGACCACAGTCACGCCAGCAGGCGCGGCGAACAACTGCGCCACAGTCATCAGACCCTGCAGGTTGGCGCCGGTACCGTTGCCGTACAGCAGCTGGGCCTCCTCCGCCATGAGCAGGCCGTAGCGTGCGCGGGCATCGATGTAGCTCTGCAGCGCCGGGGCGTCATCGAGCATCTGGCGGCTGGCCTTGAACAGATGCGCGATGGTGCGAACGTTGGCGGTCGCCAGCTCGAACTTCAGGTCGGAGTACGGCTTCGCGGTGTTCTCCGCTACCGTGGCCGCGTTGTTGGTGAAGCCGGTCTCGCGAACATACTCGATCGAGTTGGACTCGGTGGTGCCCGGCGCCACCAGGTCGCGAATGGTCAGGCGACGCTGAGGTGGTGCGACGATGCCTGGCACACGCTCAGTGGGTACCAGCGAGCCGCCAGTGGCAGTAGTAATGGCAGCGCGAGGCACGGAAACGCGGCGCGAGCCCCGGAACGACGAGTTCATGCCCTGCATGTCCTCGCTGCCAACTACCAGCGCACCAACGGACTTTTGAGGTTCCTGCTGGTGCGAACGGTCACGGCTGGCGTTGACCAGCTTCTGCTCGGCCTCGCCCAGGCGGGCGCTAATCTCGCCCTGCTTGGTCAGCAGCTCGTCGACCTTGGCGCGGGTCTCGGCGTTCATCTCGCCGGATGCCTTGATCTGCTTTTCGACCGCCTCGGCCTGGCTTTTGATTTGATCGCCGATGCCCTTGAGGGTGGCGTTGAATTCCTTGACTTGGGCTTCGTAGTCCATGGTCACTTTCCTTTCAGAGAATTGAGAAGATGGGTTGCCGCGCTCAGAGAGGCGGTGAGGTCTGGCGCGACAGCGCTGGGCTTGTCGGTCGGGACAGCGCGCGGCGTGTCCCCGCTGGCAGCGCGAGGCGTACCAGACTTGAAAGTGGCGAAGAGTTCGCGGCGTTCGGAGCGCGGCATGCCGGCCTTGGCCAGGGCGGTGTCCATGGCTTTCAGCGCATTGGTCTGGCTGGTTTCCTCGGTCTCGCGCTCGGTGATCTCGGTGGCTGACAGCAGGCTGGTGGCCAGGCCCAGCTCCACCGCGCGCTTGCCGCGGATGAAGGTCTCATCGTCCATCAGCTCGGCCATGTCCTGAACCGGCTGGCCACTGGTCTCGGCGTAGAGGTCGGCCATAGCGGCGTCGAACTCTTCCATGTCGTCCGAGACGTCGCGCAGGTAGTGGCGATTACCGGAGAGGAAGGTCCAGCAGTTGTGAATCATCAGGAAAGCGCTGCTGGCTACCTGACGCTCGGTACCGGCCAGGTAGATGATCGAGGCCGCGCTGGCGGCCATGCCCAGTACCTTGGTGGTGACCTTCTGGCTGTGTTCGCGCAGGCGGTTGTAGATGGCGATGCCTTCGAACATGTCGCCGCCGGGCGAGTTGATGTACACCGTCACCTCGCGGTCGCCGATGGCGCGCAGCGCCGCGTCGATGCGCTTGACGGTCACACCTTCCCCGTACCAGTCCTCGCCGATCACGCCGTAGATCGTGATCGTATGCGAGGTGTTCTCGACGGCAGCCTGAATGGCCGGATTCCATTTATCGAGCGCGCGCGGGCTCAGCTCGCTGCGTAGGCCGCGAGACTGGATTTTCAGTTTCATGGGTTACTCCTGAGAGGCGTTGCCTGACTCGTTGAGCCAGTTCTTCAAGGCATTGCGCGCTGCTTCCTGGGTGCCTTGATTGCCCAGTTGATCGAGTGGCACCAGGTTGGATTGCACGGTCAGGACGTCCCCGCCCGGCATGCTGGGCAGGTTCTCCTTGCGCCGGCCCTCGTTGCGGGTCATGTAGCCGTTCTGGCCCATGGTGCTGAGGTAGGCGGCCCGGCCTGCGCTGTCGGCGCGCAGGAAGGCTTCCAGCGAGAACTCGGCGTAGTAGGTGATGCGGTCCACTGCCGTCAGGCAGTACTTGTTGACGCACTGCTCGATGGGCGCTGTGTAGGACATGATGCAGTAGGTCAGAAACGCGATCTGCTGCTGTTCCAGGCCGGTACCCCAGTTGCTGCCCTTGTCGGTCTTCATCACCATCCAGGGCGGTACGCCGAACCATCGGCAGATTTCTTCGACGCTGTGACCGCGTGACTCGAGCAACTGGGCATCAGCCGGCTTGATCCCGAGCTGTTCAGGCTTGACGCCCTGCTCGAAAACGGGGCTCTTGCCGGCGTTGAGGGCGCCGCTGATCGTTTTCACGTACTCGCGGAAGTCTTCTCGCTGGGCCGGCGTCAGCGTCCGGTCCACCGAGAAGCCTACCGTCGGCATCATCCCGTTCTTGAACGTGCTGTTGGCCGCATCATCCGCCGACATGGCCGCGCCGAACACATCAGCGCCGTAGCGAATAGCCGACATGCCGACCCGACCATCGAGGGTGAAGGCTGGGATGTGCAGCATGTTTTCCCGGGCGATCTCCCGCCGCGGCCCCTTGCGAGGCCTGAAGTAGTAGATCAGGCGACCGTCGTCGTCCGTGTCTAGGTCGACACGCGAAGGCAGCAGGAAGTCCAGCGCGATCACCTTGCCGGCGGCCCGATGAATCTCGCAGTAGGCATTGCCCCACAGCAGCATCGAGGCCACGACCGACTGCCAGAACTGGAAAGCCGCCATATCCTCGTTCGGACTGGTATGCACGACATCGTACAGCCGGAAGTCCCTGGCATTTTCGCGACCGCCATCCGGCAACCGGCGGTAGACGTTCAGCGGTAGGCCGGCGACCGAGGTCGAGATAATCCGCACGCACGCCCAGACCGCCGATAGGCGCATGGCCTTGTCGACGGTGACCGACTTGCCGCTGCTGGACTGGGCGCCTAGAAAGCTGCTCCAGAAGCCACCATCGGTGAGCCGGATCTTCTTGCCTACCCAGTCACTGACGCTGGCCGTCGGCCGGCTCGCGGCGGTACCGAGCGCTCGAATAAGTGAGTTAGCCACCGACTAGCCCCCGGCGAACAAAAGCGGCGATGCAGAACAGGCTGACCGCCGCGGTGATAAGGGCCCAGCCGGTACCGGCCAGGATAAAAACACCGGCAACCATCAGGCCGAAGCCCAGCAGCGCGGTGACCAGATAGAAGATCGTCGCAGCGTTCATCAGTAGATAGGGTTCCGGATGGCGTCCATGAAGTTGTCGACGCTGTTGCCCAGCTGGGTCTGCGCCATGACTCGGCTGATCGCCATGATCAGCGCCACGGCGCCGTCGATCTTGTTGTCGTCGCCCTGCTTGATCGGGCGGACCACGTCGTCGTTGCCCGGCAAGTACTTGCCGATCACGTTGCTGATACACCAGGTCATGATCGGGTTGCCGTCGTGATGGAAGCGCCCCGCCTCGATCGCCGCCTCCAGTTCCTTCATGCCGTCCGACATGTTGGTGTAGTTCTGGGTGATGGTGATCGGGTTGAAGCCTTCGTCGTCCAGCTCGTGGCTCAGGCCGGTGGCACCGTGCGGGTCGATCGGGCTTTCCCGGATCGGCGCCAGCTGGTTGGCTTCCTTGGTGTCCTCGAGGATCTCGCGATAGTCCACCTCGGCCCCAGGCGTGGTGGTCAGATGACCCGTGTTGATCCAGGCCTGGAAGCGCTCGGACATGCGCTTGTTGTCCAGATCGAACGCCGTGTCTTCCGGTACCCAGAACGCCGGAGCCACGCTGTAGTAATGGATCTTCCCATCGATCTCGCGCCAGAACAGGCGCGCCCGCGAGTTCATGTCCAGCTTGCGCGCCAGGTCGAAGCCCGCCATCCACTCCTGCCCCTCGAACTGCTCGAGCGTGAGGCTTGTGTCCTCGCACGCCTTCCAGCTCTCCATGTTGAAGAAGCCGGCCTTCGCGCTGACCCAGAGGTTCAGATGCTTGGTCTTGAAGGTGTTGGTGAAGCGCGCCGACCTGATGGCCCTGGCCAGCTGGCTCTCCAGGTACTCCTGGAACACCGAGACCCCCATGCACGGGTTGGCCTTGGCCAGGTTCTTCGGGTCGGTCCAATCGTCGCCCTCGTCCAGGGTCCAGATGTAGCCGAACAGCTCGTCATCCGGGACGGTGCCTTCCAGCATCTCAATGACCTGGCGGCGCTTGTCGTAGCACGGTCCCTCGATGTTCGCGCCAGCGGT